TCAGACGCAGAGGCGCAAGCGTTTGTTCAAATAAAACAAAATTTGGGAGATTACTTTCACGCAGTTGTAGATGAAGAGGATGAATTGGAAAGTAAAAAAATTGACGCGCAATATTATCAGGAGAATAAAAAATGAAAAAAAAATGTACGGGTTGGGCAATAGTCACAACTATGGAACGAGAGGACGGCACTTGGTACACCGAAACAATCACAGATGTTGATGATGACACGGCTTCAAGTGTTGATAATTTTTTAACTGAATATTGTGAAAATGAAGAGGGGGACGAATGAAAAATTATAAAGTTATAGGTGGTTTTACAGTTTACGAGCAGTATCAAATAAATGTACAAGCTGAAAATAGTAAAGATGCAATTAAAAAAGCAGAAAAAATAGGAATTTCACATTGGGATGAATTACAAAATTCAAATGATGATAATGGCTTTGTAATTGATGATGTATGGGAGGATGAAGAATGAAAAAACAAAAATGGATAGGGTTTAAGAAACCTAAATATATAGGTATTGACTTTGATTGTAAGGGCAATCCCTTAATAGATTGGCAAGAAACATTAAAATTAAAAATGGATAGAGATACCGTTGGTTATGATTTTAAAGTTGTTGCATATAAAAAAGTTCAAAGTTGTATGGAGGATGAGTAATGACAGCATCATATGGATTAGGTATGTTATTAATGGGTGTAATTGCACTGAGTATTGCATCAGTAATAGCATATTATATTATATCAAAAGTAGTAATGAAAAATAAAAAAGTAAAGGAGGAAGACAATGGTTGATGTAATAGAAATTTTAAAAAGTATAGTTGACATAGTTCTATTAATTGCTGTAGAACATATGTTATTCTTAGATGAAATAATTAATGGAGTTATAGTATGAAACAATATACATTTCAAAGAAATAATGGAGATAAAAAAATAATAGAAGCTATGAGTTTAAAAAAGGCCATAAAAAAATATGATGGTAAACCTAATGACCACGACAATCATGTATTTATAGCTTGGACAAGTAAGAAAGGTAACATAAGCCATCAACTAGTTAAACTACCATATGTATCTAGAAAAGAAAGAAAAGGAAGAATATGATTAGATTTATAGAAGTAACAAAAAAACATATAGAAAATGGTATTCGAGGTGATGAATGTAATTGTGCTATTGCTTTAGCTTTGCAAGATGAATATAAAACTTCGGATGTTTCAGTAGAGGTAGAAGATGAACCTATGTTATTTATTGGTGACAAAATTTTAGAGTTAGCAACATCTGAAATGGCTGAAGATGTAAATCTTTTCATTCAAGATTTTGATTATAATAATGAAGTTAAACCATTTACAATTAAAGTATATGAAAGGGCAGGTGTATGAGTTACGGAGAAAATATAAGAAAAATATTAGAACATCATTATGTTTGGTGTAAGGCAAATGGTAGAAGTACATCATGGTATAAAAAATATAAAAAAGAAATAAATAAAAAATCAACAAAGGTTTATTAGTATGTCATTTGTTTGGAAGCATCCTAAATATTATAAAAAACCTAAAAAAAATTTGACAAACGAAAACTTTTCTGATAAGGGAGATGACCATGAAAAGATACAAAGTAAGATTAGTAGGGATGGGGATAGTAGCATTAGCAATAATTCCATTCGACAACGAGCCAACAATAGAAAAACTAGAAAATAATGTAGCATACTATCTTAATAATAACTTAATGAAGATAGAGACTGATCATAATTTTTATGATCCTAAGAGATATATGTTAACTTATGAGGAAGTGAAGGTTGAAGTATAGACAACAGTTAGAAGTAATTAAAGGTCTAGCTATACCACCAGAAACACAGACAAGAATGGATTGCCCATTCTGCAACGGAAGAAATACATTATCAATAGACACAACTGAAAACAAAATAGGTTGGTATTGTTTTCATGCATCGTGTAATTCAAAAGGAAAATATGAGGGAGAAAAGAATATGCAATATGTACAGAGAGTATTTCATGGTAATCGAGCATTACATATAGAGGATACAGAATTTAAAATACCAGATAGTTTTCAATCAATATACTCAAATGAAAAAGCCATGCGTTGGCTATCTAACAATAATTGTTGGGAGTCATGGTCATGGGGCAGAGCAGATTTTAAATATGATGTAAAGCAAGATAGAGTTGTGTTCTTAGTTAAGAATAGAATATCACATAAGATAGTAGGAGCAGTAGGTAGAGCATTAAATAAAAATGAGTTTCCTAAGTGGTTTATGTATGGTAATAAAGATGTACCATTTAAATGTGGTGAGTGTAGTGACGCAGTGATAGTTGAAGATTGTCCATCAGCTTGTGCTGTATCTAATATACTTACTGGTATTGCGATAATGGGGACAAAATTAAAAGAAGTACAAAAGTCACACTTGAGGCCATACAAAAATTTATATATCTGTTTAGATAGAGATGCTACTACAAAAGCATATGACATGGCAAAGAATTTAAGATCCTCTGGATTTGAAAATGTAATAGTAAAACCTTTAGAAGATGATCTTAAATATTTTAATACAGAACAGGTAAGGAAAATATTTTATGGATAAAAAAATGAAACAAGAAATTCTTGATAACTGGAATAGTTGGAAGTATGATATCAAGGATATGAATAGGTCTGAGTGGAATCAAAGAGATCAATCAATACTAGATACTATAGAAATAATTTTACGAAAGGAACTAGATGATAGAAAAACAAATGATTAGGCTTATGCTTAATAAAAAATTTTATACACAGCATAAGGGAATGTTATCTCCAACAGTATTCTCTGGAGATATAAGTTCACTTTATGAGACAGTACAAAAGGCACATGAAAAGTATGAAGAAGATATAAAAGTTGACGAGTTATATTCTTTGCATACAGCTATATTTAATCCCGCATTAACTCGTGCCGCTAAAGAAAAATTTAGTGAGTTAGTTGAAGATATCAAAGAGGTACAAGAACCTAGTAAAGAAATAGCAAAAGATATAATGCGTATACTAGCTGATAGAGATCTTGCACAAAGAATAGCTGTTGAGGCAACAGAAATATTTAATGGTAAAGATGCCAACTTCAATGAGATATCTACAATGATAGATAATCATAAGTCAAATGTTAGCGAAGATAAAAATCCTGCTGTAACAAATGACATTCAAGAAGTTATAGATCTATTAGAAGTTACAACTAAATGGAAATTTAACATACCAGTTCTTAGAGAAAATGTAGGTGGTATAGGTGGTGGTAATTTAATGATAGCATTTGCTAGACCAGAGACAGGTAAGACTGCGTTCTGGGTTAGTCTTTGTGCGGCCCCAGGTGGATTTTGTTCACAAGGTGCAAAGGTACATGCATTTATAAATGAAGAGCCTGCTATCCGTACACAGATTAGGGCCATATGTTCTTTTACAGGTATGACAAGAGATGAAATTTTATTTGATAGAGTTCAGGCACAAAGAATTTGGAGTAATATAAAAGATAATATATCTATGTTTGATACAGTTGATTGGTCTATAGATGATATAGATGCACACTGTGAAAAACATAAACCAGATATAATAGTTATTGATCAGTTAGATAAAGTTAATGTATCTGGATCGTATGCTAGAACTGATGAAAAGTTAAGACAGATTTATACTAGTGTAAGAGAAATAGCTAAACGTAGAGAGTGTGCTGTAATTGCAATATCTCAAGCATCAGCTGATGCGCATAATAGAAACAGTATTTCATTTGATCAAATGGAAAACTCTAAAACAGGTAAGGCAGCCGAAGCTGATTTAATTATTGGTATAGGTAGAAATGGTAATACTGATTTAGAAAATAAAATAAGAACATTATGTATAAGTAAAAATAAAATTAATGGTTATCATGGAGAACCTGTGTGCACCATTAGAAGAAGTATAAGTAGGTATGAAGTATGAGTAGATTAGATAAGTTAGTAAATTTGGTTATAGCATTTAGTATAATTTTTGTTTTATTATATTCATGTTATATGACATTACAAATACAAGATATGTGGGATATGATTATTGAATATCAAAACGTATTAGCAGAGCAACAAAAAGAATTAAGAAATTTAAAAATATTAATTATATCTATGAAAGGAACAGCTGTATGATAACAACAGTAGACGTAGAAACATCTTGGCAAAAAACAGAGACAGGTGGTTATGACCCATCACCATTTCACCCAGACAATATATTAGTTAGTGTAGGATTAAATTCTTACTTTGGTGATGAATATTATTTTACAAATCATAGTGAAAGAATAGATAAAGGTTGCT